CTCAATATCTAAATGCTTCCATTTTGTAGCTTTATGATGTAATTTTGTTGCTTTACAAGTGCAAAAATCATAAAGAACGCTTCACATGAAGGAAAAGATTTTATCGTTCCTGAAAACCAGTCAAAAGTTGTCTGGGGTTCAGGATTCTTATTTATTGGGGGTTGCTGAACACTATGCAAAATCCATCACTGAAGAAACACAGATTGCCACAACGTTTACTGACGGGGTGCTTGATCTGCTCAAGCTAAACGCCGATATACTTCAAAGGGAAGGAGATCGGAGAGCAACCGAGGCTGGCAAAACAGCTCTCAAAACATTTCAGGAAAAACACGGACTTGACGAAAACGGTAAACCTCTTGAGGACCCGTCTAAGAAAAAGAAAAAAGAGCCCGCATCTGACCCTAATGAACCTGAGTGGTTTAAATCATACCGCGAGGAACAGGAGAAAAGGATTAATAGTCTCAATGAAGTCATTGAGGCACAGAAGAAGGAAAAGACTACAGCCGACTTAGCCACAAAGGTTAAGAGTCACGATAAGCTGAAAAGCATTCCGGCTTCATTTCTCAAAGGTCGTAATCTGATACCTGAGTCAGAGGACAAAATCGAACAACTTGTTACCGAACTTGAAACTGACTGGAACGCATTCAGCCAGGATCTTGCTGAGAAAGGGGTTCACATCAGTATTCCTCCTTCATCTGATGGAAAAACAAAGGAAGGAGAGGCAGCCGGCAAGAAGATAGCTGAGAAACATAATCAGTCTGTCACTGGCAAGGGCACCGAAGGAAAACAAGTGTAAACTAAAAAAATTAATTTAATGCAAATAACAACCGATTCCGTTGACGGACAGAAGGTGATTTTCGAATCAATCCTTGATGAGTTCGTCGGTGGTGCCGGGCTTAATGTTACGCGTCTCGACAATGAGACACATAACAGTAACGTTGATAAGCGTTACCTCAAAGCCGGGGCACCTGTCTATGTTGTTCCTTCCACAAGGGTTGCAGAGTTGTGTAAATCAGCTATTGCCATTGATGGCGGAACAAGTACTGCTATTAGGGTAGCTAAGAATCATCATTTCAAAGTCGGTGACTTTATGGGTGATGGAACTACTACCGGTCTCATTTCTGCAATTACAACTACCGAGGATGACTATGATACAATCACAGTCAATACTGCCCTTACTTATGCCGAAGGCACCAAGTTTGTTGAAGGGACAGTTACCGGATCAAGTGCAGTTCTGAAATACACTCCAAACGGAGTTGTCAAATCTGATATTTATATGGGTGACGGCAACGCTGATGTTGCTATTGTAAGGGCCGGTGTTGCCAGAGAAGATGCTCTGACATATTGCATGCCTGACCTGTATAAGAAAGCACTCAGGGGCGGAACAGCCGCAACAGGAACCAGTTTAATAACCTTTGAATAATTAAGACCATGAAAACACCAATCATAGATGGATTTTCTCAGGCTGGCCTGGTTTCCTACTTAACAGCAAGGCAGTATGAACAACTATACTGGCCGACATTCTTCCCAATTCAGGATGTCAATTCTCTTGACGGTAAAACCTTAATCGGTGCCGTTGGCTCACGCGTTGCAGCTCACGTTATTTCATATAACACAAAAGCACCAAAAGCAGGGCGTAAAGGTTTCACAACCAAAAACTTCGATATTCCTAAGACAGCACAGTCAAGGATAAGAGACGAAAAGGATATTCTTGATCTCAACATTACCCTGGCGATCCGTGGCAATGATGCGGTCCTTGAAGAGATATTCAATGATGTCAACTTTGTGTATGATTCCTGCCAGGCACGTATGGAATGGTTCGCTCTACAGGCAATTTCAAAAACCAAGATACAGCTCACCACAGCAAATAACCCACAGGGTATTGTTAATGAGACTGTCATTGATTTTGGGATGCCATCAGCTAACAAAAAAGTTGTTGCCGTAACATGGACCACAGGACATGCATCTACCATGACCCCGATAACTGACATTAAAGCAGTTGTAAAGGCTGGCCGTGACGCAGGTGTGACATTCCAGAGAATACTCATGCACCCGGACGCTTATGATCTTATGACTGCTTCGACAGAGTTCCAGACTGCTTGCAAATCGCTTCTTGTAGGCGAAAGTCAGCTTCTTGGATTCATGGGACTTGAGACAACCAATAAAGTGCTTCAGGCACTAAGGCTGCCTCCGATAGCTCTCATTGAAACATCTGTAGGAATTGAAGGTAAAGATGGTACTATAACCGAGGCTAACCCTTACGACTCAAATCACGTTGTATTTATCCCTGAAGTAAAATTAGGGAATATGTATAACGGTCCGATCGCAGAAGAAATTGAAAAACCGGAAGGTTTAACATTTGCGAAAAGGGGTAACATCTGGATATCAGTTAAGAAAGACTGGAACCCGATAGCAGTGACCACAAAGGCAGAATGCAACGTATTCCCTTCATGGCCAACTGTTGACAGGTGTTATTCAATGTATATCGCAAGCGCAAGCACCTGGGCTTAATATATTTCTCAATCTCTCATCTCTCAGTTTTGGAAGGCCGTCAGAACATCGGCGGCCTTTTTTTAAAACAAAGTAGTTATGACAAACCTGGAAGCGATAAAAGGAGCCCTGAGTTACCCATTGACAAGCAATGCGTTCATACTTGCTCTGACAAACAGAGGGCTGGTCGAAACAGATACTTATGTGATAGGAAATAAGAAGCCTTTGGAATTAGCTACAGCTGATTGCATCAAGACGCTTCTCTCAACTCCGAATATCGCAGAAGGAGGCTATTCTGTAAGTCTGTCAGACAAAGCAACTCTTATGAAAATGGCAAATGGTATTTACGCAAAGTATGGGGAAAACAGTTCTTTGAATCCAACAGCGACATTTAAGCAGGTCATGTAATGGAACAATACCCTGACAGTATAACGGTAACGGTAGTAACAGCGCCAACTCAGAACACTTCAACTTTACAGTGGACTGAAGGAAGTACTGTAACCTATACTTTTGACTGCAGGGCTGAAGTAAACGGGACCGGAAAACGAATCACGGGAAGTGACGGTTCTCTTATAGAATTTGCTTACAGTGTATTCATGCCGCTTACTGATGTGATAATTCCTCCTGATTCCGTGTTCACGTTGACTGGCTCACGTTTTAGCACCGTAACAGGAAGAATATTAAGGGCTTCAAACGGCCAGCTAAATTCACGGCTATGGGTATAAAGTCAAATTTTAATAGTGTTCGTTTTTCTGCGGAAATAACTCAACAGGCCGAAATGCTTGGCGACAGAATACTTGACTCCTTTATACGTGCCGGAGAGAAGTTCTTAATCAGCGCAAGAGAACAGGTTCAGAGTCATGATCTGGGTACTTACCTGGACCAGACAACAAACCTGCGTAATTCCATTGGATATTACATTTTCAGAAATGGGAAAGTAGTTTCAATGAATCAAAACGGCAAAGAGGGCAATAACCTTGATTTAATCCGGGACTTGATTCTGGATAATTTTCAGGGCTACCAACTAATAGGAGTTGCCGGCATGAATTACGCTTCTCACGTTGAATCAAAAGGCTACAATGTCATATCATACCAGGCGGATCAGTGTATCGTTGACCTCACATTCTACCTTGAGACACTGAAGGTTATTGAAGCGGGAAGCACAGCACAACTTGAAGAAACATTCATTCCTTAGTTATGGCTGATTATCAAACAACTGATTATATACTCGCAATTGTCGCAAGTCTGCTGGTTCCAATAACGGTACCAAAATACATTAAGACAAAGCCGGCAAAGAAAGCTGACGCTGAGTACATAGTCATTAATGCCCTGCCAATAAATGCCGATGTAATGCAAAAGTGTTATGTCAATGTCAATTACCATGTAAGAGACATTAAAGACACAGGGGGGCCATCAGGAATTGAGGATTCAGTAAAGATCGAAGCTGGTTCGCGCGCGGTACTTAATATTCTTAAAAAAGTTTCAACTACAACGTACCTGATTGATTTTGAAAGTCAGGAAACAATAAGAGAAGAGGGATTAGGGGAACATTACAGCAATTTACGTTTTTCATTCAAATTCATTAACAGATAAAAAAATGGCAAATTATATTTTCGGCGTAAAAACCTTCAAATATGGTACACCAACAGGCAGTAATACTATGCCTGCAGGACTTACCGCACTACCCGATACTGTAAAGGGATCGGTTAGTATTGATGAGACCGAAGGGACCTTTACCAAATTCTATACAGACCAGAAGAAGGACCCGATCAAGGTTGTTAAGACTGATGAAGGGGAAATGACTGTCATAGCACAGTTCTACGACATGACATATACTCACCTGGCTGCATTTAAAGGAGGTACTGCCCCTACAAGCGGCGGATATAACAAGTTTATTCCCGATACCGGCTATACTGAAGTGGAAAAGGCAATTGAAATTGAATTTGATTCAGGTCAGAAACTCAATATGTTCAATGCTAACTGCTTTGCAAGAGTAACAGGCGGCGGCGGAAGAGACA